TAGTCTAATCTTCAAGTTCTTTTAGCAAGAAATCAAGAGTAGGTTCAATTTCAATGCGGTCATCATCTTCCTTAAGGACATAGCCCACGGGCTCACCAATGAGAAGACGAATTTCGCCTGTTGTTACAAAGTCTATTGTACAAGAAATCACTTCATCGTCTTGCACTGAAATGCCAGTACGTGTGACCATTGCCGTGAGTTCATAAAATACGTTTGTCAGGCTTGATTTAAGGCTCTTGTCAGTGAGGTAGAGGGCAAGGTCAAATTCGCTACCAATGTCCACGCGCTGTATAAGCTGAAGCATAAGCAGCGGCGTTTCTTTAATTCCTGAAGTGGTATAGTCAAACAAGCAATCAATACTGCCATTGCCACTAATGATGCCAGCAGAGTATTGCTTTTGGAATTTGTCGCTAAGTGTGGTGCAATCAATGGCTTCACGATCAGTGTTAAGCGTGTAGCTTGTCACATTGCCAAGCACATTAAAGCTCACGTCACGCACGCGGACAGTAATAGTCAATGGAGCGCCAGTAAATTCTACTAAAGGCAGTTCATTAGCACGATTATTATTAATGGCGTCTTCAAAGGAATAAAAGAAACGCAAACCGCCCACTGCGTTGACATTGATATAAGCAGAAATACCAGCCTCTACTTCCTCTGATTGCCAGGAGCTAGCAGGAAAACAAAGTAGTTTTCTAGGGTCTTCCGTGACTAGATCAATGCGGTCACCAGTAAGCAAATTCTCTACTGCCCCATCGAAACTAAGACGATTCAAAATGGTATTGACGTCGTCAGGCTTAATTTCATCTACCAACGTGCCATAGGGGATGGCAATGCCGCGCCTCAGCCGTACATTTCCTTGATGACCAAGAAAAACTGCCATTAGACGATGGTTTCAATGAAATCGCCATCCATGGTAAATTGAATGGGAACAATGCTTAGCTCTCCAGTGCTCACGCTCACTTGTGCGCTAGTAATGTAAGCAAAGAATTTAATATCGTCTGCATTGCTGCCTCCTACGTTCAACTCAAGGAATACGCGATCAGTGGTTTGGATGGCACCTGTCTGCATCACCTTATTTAGCAAGCTTGTGAACTGCGTGTATCTGGCACTTTCGCCTGGTTCTAAACGATAGTACATAAGCGTGGCACTGCCAGTGGCACCCTTAACTCCAGGCGTAAAAGTGTTGACAGCGCTATCAATGGTATTAGTAGACAGCAATTCTAAGGTCGTCTCTAGTGACCAGTCACGAATTTTTGCGACAGGTTTACCACCAAAAACTAGGGAACCAGTGCGTCCAGTGTAAAAGCCCATGTCGATTGTTTTTTCTAAGTCTAGCGTCAGATAACGGAAAATAGCCCATCAGAAAAGTTGGCCACTCGGCTGAGAAGCTTGCCACCACTTTCTTCGCAAGGATGCTCAAGAGCTTTGACAGTGACTTCCCCTTCCTCGTCCATTTGCACTTCCGTCACGCGGAATACTCGCCGCCTATCGGCTTTAGCTCCCAAGACGAACAAGCTACCAGCCCTTCCCGCCAATGACGAAGCCCTGCCATTGACCACGCTTACATTATCGAAAGAACGCACAGTATTATCATCCACTCTTCCATAGGTGAGAATGCTATAAGAGCCATTTTTAATAGTATCAGTGAGAGGAGCATTCAACTCGCCGCCTTCCATGATGAGGCCAGAAGTGATGCGATCCCAGGAGACGAGGCCAATGTCCACATAGATGTAGGCGCCAGGGCTAATAGGGCTGTCAGTGGGGAAAGTCTTGAATTCAACGCCGCGTCTAATCCATCGCCGTTGATTGCACAATAATTTACCAAAAAGAATTGCTTGGTTTTTCTGCGTGACAAATTGACTGGCGTCAAATGTTTGTCTTAGTGCATTTCCTTCATCTGCATTTCGTAGCTTAATTTGTACGCTTGCATTACGCGGAAACACATCTTCCGCTTCTGTTTCACGGTAGATGACAGTAGCAATAATGTCCTGCGTAGCATCACCATAGTCAATAAATTCTTCCTTGTAACTTCCATCAAGAATGTTACCAGTGGTGAATAGCGCAGAAATGTTCACTTCACGATTTGCCCTGCCGCTATTATTCGTGGGAATAGCAGGAATTAAAGTTTCTTTTCCTCCAATGCGTGCAAATTCAAGCAAGCTATAAGGAGCTGTTTCAGTCCAGAATTGACGCCATGAGCCTAAATCAGCAATCACGCCATCCATGAACAATTGAGTGCCTAAACCATTGTTCTTGCAAAAGCGCTTGGCTAAAGCCAAGCCGTTCCAATCAATGCCATCAGGCTTTGCATATTTGCCAATGCCATTTTCTTTGTCAAGAATAGTATCAGCAAAAATATAAGGCGCATAGCTTGTACTGCTGCTACTACGACTATACGTGCCATTGTCATTTACTACATAACTATTCTTCCCTTCTTTTACATAGGCAGTAATAGAGCGCAAATCTTGCACGCCTTTGCCTGAATACACATTGAAGGCCATCATGCTCATTTGATCATATTTGCCAGTGATATTACCTCGTTGCTGTTCGGTAACGGCTGTAATGCTAAATTCTGGCCCATTGTTGAAACTAAATTGCACTTGCGTGTCAGACCTATTAGAAAACAAGTCCCATTCATTGGTATAAATAGGGCCGCGTTCTTTTAGTGTTTCGTTGTTTCCAAGCCTGTCCCTTTGGATGGTTCTTAGCCTTCCTTTCCAGCGCAATTGTCCGCCATCTGGCAAACTCAAGCTAGATCCTCTTCCGCTGTTTTCAATGAAAGCAAAAGCTTTCTGCCCTTTCTCTCTTAGCTCTGCTTCAATGTCTCCTACGGGGGAGAACTTAAATTCCCATTTCGCAAGCTTACTGGCTTTGAAATTAAGCGCCAAAAAATGATCTTGATCGCCACTGCGACGCACGGCAAAAACAATGGGCACAGGAATGTAATTTTTCTTGCCAGTTTCCCTGTAGGACATCGTAAAGAAAGCCATGCGCCCGTGCAAGCCATTGTCACTTAGCTTGAAACCATCAGGTGCATCTCGCTCGCCATATTGCTTAGCTCGTCCCTGCACTCGCCTATAAAGCTTGGCACGAAGAGAGAATTTAACAAAGTCACATGCTGTCACTGTTTGATAAGCAGCAGATTCTGCTTTTACCAAGCATTTCGTATAGAAATTATCATCAGCATCAGCAATGAGGTCTTCCCAATTTTTGCGAACAAACTTAGCTAGTTCTAAAGCTTCTTCCTTCTCTCTGATAAGTTGGTTCAAATACTGACGCACCACTCTCATGCCTTCTTGGTCAGTGATAGATTGTCCTTTGAGGTCGTCAAGACGACGCTTTAGGAAACGAATGCCGCCCGCATAAATGTTGCCATCAAAACCCCTAAACCTATTTTGCGTATTACGAAGGAAGGCAATGTAAGCCCTTCGTGCGCGTGCAATGTTGTTGTCCATTAAATCACGACGCTCCTCCCTGAGACGATCAATATCATTTTGCGTTTCTGTGATGCGCTGAAGACGACGTTGAAGCCGTGTGTTTCTTCCCAGTACCCTTTGATTATCAGGGTTGACTGTGCGTATGTCGTTTTTACCAATGTCCCATTCGTCAAGCTTTCTTCGTATAAAATCATTAAGATCTTCAATTCTGCTCGTAATGGAACGAGCAGCACGACGAGCAGCTTGCCTGAATCGACGATTATCAAGATCGCCAGAACTTACATCGTCCCTGAGTTGTCTAATGCGCTCTAAGTCGTCAGTATATTCAGCCCTTAATGCTCTCACGTCAAGCTTGGGCTTATTAGCTAGCCATGATGCAAGAATAGCTCTAGTGACGGCAATGGACCCGCCGCGAGGAATGGTAGCAGTTCTTATACGAGGACGGTTTCTATTGTTGCGTGCATCTAAGTCTGTCTCCCAACGAATGGTTTCATTACCAGAAAAATTGTAATTCTCTCCGCCAAATGGCCTAAGATTAAGGCGAATATTTCCGCCAGAAAGACCGACTGCTGAAACATTGTCGCCCGTTTGATAATTGCCGCCTGCTAGTGGATTAGTATCATTTACTCTTGCACCATAAGAAACTGTGTAAGTGTAATCGTCTATGTTGGTGACATTACTGACCCTAGACCATCGACTAGGGGCATTGAGTCGCATCCTCGTAGGAGCATTGATGGTGGCATCAGTGGCAGGAGCTTTTAATTGATCAATGGCATCTTCAATACTGTCTAGATCGTCATCATCATATATTCTCGTTCTTTCTTTGTTATAGTCCGTTGTAGGACGAAGACCAGCTTCAATACATTCAAACCTAGCGGTCACTTCATTGTCG